TGGAAGTAGAGCGGCGTGAATGGCCAGCCGAAGTGGTCGCAGTAGAAGGGAATTGGCCACGCGGCCTTGGCGATAATCTCGGCCGGCAGTTGCCCGGTGCCGTCCTCGCCGCCCTGCATTGCCATCTCCAGAAGCTCTGGGGGCATGTTAAGCGGATAGTCCAGCCCCTCGCAGATCACCACATAGCAGTATTTGCCAAGCTGGTCGAATACGCCACGGTGTTCCTTGGGGGCGTTCTTGAACCGGTCGCCCATGCCGCATTTTGACCAAATCTTGTAGATGGTCAGAAGCTCGTTCGTGGTTTCGACGTTGGCCTTGCTCCGCTTGCCCTTGGGCTCGCGGTCGAGCTTGACCTCGCCGTCCTTGTCGAGAGACTTCCGAAGCTCGCTCTCGGGAATGCCGTATTCTTCCGCTACCTGCTCTAGCGGCAGCACGCACTTGCGGGCACACCAGAGAATGTCATCCATGTTGTCCCAGTCGGGGTCCATCAAGAAGTTGTCTACGGTGTCATAGAAACTTCCGACCATCCGTACTGGGGGCTGGTCGCCGGCAGTGGAGGTGTCGAGCGTGATCATCTCGGTCCACATGATGCCCATGCCCTTGATAAGGGCTTCTCGCACCCACTTCTGGCCTTGCTTCTTCAGGTCGAGTTCTTGGGGCGTCCAGTTCAGGTACTTCTCAAGCACCATGGCGGTGCCGCGCCGCTGCTCTTTCAGGGCTGACTCCTGCATGGCCATTTGCAGGATTTGCTGCTTTTCTGGGGGCAGCATGCGGGGGTCCATGCCCGGCTGGGGGAAGATGCCAAACACTTCCGGGGGAAGGTCTGGATGCTCCATGACCGACACAGTCCGCACCGGATTCCGGTGGTACATGACTGCGCCGTAGATGTCCACCAGTTCAAATACCTTGTTTACCTGTATGCGGAAATTAGGCGGGGCGATGCTGGAGTTGTACCCCTTCTCGCCGCGCGCATAGTTGTCCCGCCACATCCAGTTATGTTCTCCATCGAAGAACATGCTGGCTTCTTTGGCGTCCTCGGTGAACGGCTTCTTGTATTTGCTGGCAGCGTTGAGCTTCTTCACCCAAGTCTGGGTTAGCTGACGCAGGAGGTCACTTACTGCCGACATGGGCGGGCTTCTCCTTGGCTACCGCAGCGCCCTTGTAGACGGCTTCGGTGATGGGTGCGAACTGCCAGACCCCCAAGTCATCCCAGCCGTGATCGCCGTGGATAGCGGGGTCATCCTTGTGATGGACTGAGGATCGGTCAACCCAGCCATGGGGGGTGAACGTCAGGATGCGAACCGTACTGTCGCCGGCTTCCTGCACAACAAACCCGAGCGTGGGGTTGCTGAAAGAGTGGATGTCCGTGCTGAACAGCACGATGTCACCGATTGCCGGACGGGGCATCGACCAAGTTTCGTTAGTCACCGTATCCTCCTGAGTAGGTTGGTCCCAAGTTTACGTAGCCGCCTTCTTCTTCGCCAAGCCGCTTCTTGCGTCGTTCTAGCAGTTTAACCCACCAAGGCTCGGCCTCTTTCTTGGGCGGGGGTGCGTGATAACGGGGCCGATAGGCACACAGGTACTCCATGCACTGGACTATGTGGCACTCTCCCCGGGTATTGGGGGAGTCTGTCACCACGGGCACGCCGGCCACGTAGTTGACCTTCTTCCTGTACCTCTTGATTTCCCGCTCCAGATCGGGAACCGCGTTCTTCAGCACCCGCAGCAGGGGAGTTCCGGATTGAGCCCGGATGTGCAGGCTGACCCGGGTGGCCTCGGTGCGAGCCGGGATGTCATCGCACCCCGCAATGAAGCTGGCGCCGGTAACTTGGGAGCGGATGTTCCGCTGCATCATCTGTTCGGTGTACTGCTCGCTCGGGAGCCGGCCTGACCCGATGTCGCGGATTCTCGCCCCGTGAGCGTCAATTATGAAGGCGTGAAACTGCTCGTCCCGCACCTTCTGTTCAAAGTTTTCCCCGAAAACAGAGGCATTGCACTGCCGCATGTAGAGTTGGTCATAGAGCAAGATCATGCTCTCGTCCGGGGGAACAGCGGCGAAAAGCACGGCCGTGACGGTGTGGCCCGGGTCGATGACGGCGTAGCGGGTCCAGTTGTGGGGAACCTGACCGTTCTCCAGATTTTCCCTGCCGTAGCCGTGGATGCCCATGTCGAAGCTGGGGTACATCAACACCGAGTCGGTGATGAAGTCGCCCTCGGCACGCTGGCGCAGGGTGTCTGCCCCCACTGCGGCCCACCGCTCGATGGACTTCTGCTTCTCTTTCTCGTTCAAGTAGGGGTTGTCCAAGAACCGCAGCTTGAACAGCCGGATCGAGGACTTGTCCCCGTGAAGCAGTTCCTGCTCGTCAGCCCGGTCCTTCAGGCTTATCAAGGCGTTGTTGGTGCTATGGGGCATAGCCGACCAGCACAGGCGTCCACGCCGGTCCACTATTCTTCCCTGCATTTCGGGAACCCAGTTCTCGTTATTGATGTCTTCGTCTATATGAACCCTGTCGGCACTGAACCCTTGTACAGGATCACCCTCGCTGGAGAAGAAGTAGATAGTCCAGCCGGTGTGCAGGGTGCATTGCTGGATGTACTGGGCAGACTTCAGCACCCACGACGTTGACTTCACTAACCGCTTGGGGATCAGCGGCGGTGCCGGCCGGCTCTCCCAGCGGCGGTCTTCGTCAGTGGCGGGGTTGAAGGGTCGCCACTCGTTGGTCACCAAATCCTTGATGATCTTGAATGCACCCGGACGAAACAAACAGGGGTACACGACCAGACCGATATGTTTCCAGTCTTTTCCGATAATGACTAATACGCCATCACGCTCGGGATATTTCTTGTACGGGTCTTGCCCGGTTACCGCACGCGCATCCTCGACAAACGTGGACAGGGACTTGCCGGAGCGATTGCCGCCGATGACGAGGATTTCACTCGCCAAGCACTTGTGAATCTCTTCCTGCGGCTGGGTCGGCTGGTAGAGCTTCAGCCCCTCCAGTTGCCGCTCCTTCAGTTCGTTCTGGAGTTCCTTGATCTTGTCCAGTTGGTGCTGGGACAGGCTCGGAATCTTCGGAATCTTCGGCGGGTTCGCCTTCGGGTGTCGGCTTGGCATCTATCAGAATCCGCTGGGATAGGACGGCGACTCGGAAACGCTCTTGCAGTTCAGCCTCAAGCTCTTCCTCACTCCACAGGGTCAATGGCTTCTTGGCCCCGCCGCTGTCTACGTTCGTCTGAATTAGCCGGCAGATCGTCTCCAGCACCTTGTTTCTGGTGCTAGTGCCGGGCTTTGCGTCGTAGTATTGCTTCACCACGATAGCAGCAAACCCGGAAACGCCCCCGAAATACTCGCAGAGCTTCTCGACCAATTCAGCCGAGTGGGGGATATTTGAGCCGCCAGACTGGGCCAGCTTGGAGTAGAGGTCTACGGCCGAAGCCTCGATGCGCTTCAGGCCGGCAGACCGCTTGGCCTGTTCTTTCTTCTTCTGGTGGCGGCGTTGGGCCTTATGGCAGGAGATGCAGACGTTGGTGAGCCCGTCGCTCTTATGCCAATAGAAATGCTCCCGGTCTGGCGGGTATTCCTTGGCACAGTGGATGCAGAGTGATGACATGCCCGTCAATGATAACAGCCCGCCGGGGTTCTCCCCAGCGGGCTGTATCGTGGCGTTGAGCGTGACAGCGAGTGTCAGATTTCGTCGCTGAACAGGTTGACGCGAACGAGGGCGCCAGCCGTGGTCGAGGAATTGGCACCGGCGATCTGCGAGCCGACCTGAAGCCCGGTTGCTCGGGTCAGGATTCGGCCTGCCGTTCCGGTGACTTCGACAGCCGCACCCGCCGCGATGGCCGTCGTGCCGGCGACTTGGACCGAACACGGGCCCTTGACCACCAGCCAGACGATGTCGTTCTGGCGGACGCCTTCCGTCAGGTACTCGTCCAGAACACCGTAGGACCGGAGGTCGGTGTTCACGTTCGTGGCCGTGGCCACTGCCGAGAACTCGCACATCGGGCCGTTGGTGGCATCGGGGCCAGCCGACGAAGCGGTGCTGAAGGCGAAGACCTTGCCGGCATCCGCACTCGTCAGTGCCGTCGAACCCGTGTACCGGGCTGCAACGCAGTAGACGAGACGGTTGCTGAACCGCTTGCCGCTGGACGGGTCAACGTCCTGAAAGACCTTGACCTGACCGACGAGTTCCTTGCCGGCGATGGGCTTCCCATCAGCGTCAAGCTCGATCAGTTCTTGGTTCAGCAGGGTGCTGCCGCGCCGCCAACCCGGATCAGAGAAAATCGTGGACATAGCTACTCCTAGGGAGTTGTGAGGATTATGGGTCAGATCGCGGCGGGCGCCGTTACCGGAGCCAGCAGGAAGAAGTTGCGAGGACTCTTGAAACGCATGTTCCCAAGCGTTGAACAAGCGTACCGGTACGACTGGGTTTCCTCCGAGAAGTACGGACCCTCGGCCATGAACAACTGGTTCTCCAAGCAGCGGAGTTCCATGTTGCCGATGGACAGGCCGAAGCCCAATCCAGCGGGAACCGCCGTCTCATGACAGATTTCGCAGCCGTCCTGTTCAAACACATCGGAGTAGCCGAACGACCGGAGGCCGTTCTCGCGGGTGATGATCGCCCGCTCCTTGCTCTCCAGTTGGTTCAGGTACTGGATGAACAGCTTGCGATCAAGGACGACCATGTCGATCTGGCTTTCCTTGGAATCGTTTCGCTTACACTGCACGATGCCCTCGCGGGTCGCCTGAATGCAGTTGTCCGCCCACGTTCGCTTGTTCTTGAACCCGGAGGCGTTGTAATTCACGATGATGGGAGAATAGAAGTCAAACTCCGGGTCTACGGGAACGTCCGGGAAAACACCGGAGGTGGCGTTGAGCCGACCACCGCCGTAGTAGCCGAGTTCCGTCGAGAGGCCGGCGTAGGTGTCCTTCGGGAAGCCGAACCGGTCCGCCGTACCACCCTTGTAGATGGTGCTGACGGTGGTGTCGTTCTGCTTGGCGCTCGGGCCATCCTCGTCCAGCGTGCCGTCGTATCCGAGGAACGACAGGGCGCCGTGGAAGAAGTTCTCGTTGCCCGGGGCGTTACCGTCCACGTAGGGCTGGTAACTCAGGTACTGCTCAAGCGACTCTTGCAGCCGCTGGGCCATCTGCGAAGCCACGTTGACGAGGGCTTCTTTGCCACGGTTCTCCAGCAACTCGCGGCGGTAGATGGAGTCGGTTGTCGTGAACCCGCGCCACGGAAGCTCGGCCCTCTTCCACATGTTCGTGCGGGAGAATGTCCGGGGGGTGTCCCCGGTATTGCCGGTTACTGGAGCGTTGCGGTAGCGAACGTTCCAGTCGAAGCCTCGGCCAGACTGGTTCATGAGAATGTTGCCGGACGCTTCCAGCATCGTGAAGACCTTGAACCGCCGAAACACGGCGATTTCTTCTTCCCGCGTGTGCTGGACGATGGTCGTGGCAATTGCGCGAGCCCAGTCGTTTGGCGAAGCCATGGTTTTGGTAACCCTTTCTTATCAGTCGGGAAGCCCTTGCAGATTGGAGTACATCCGCTCTGCGAAGGACATCGGCTTTTGGGGGACTCTTGAATCGGTGGAGGATGCCGGCCGTCGCGTTGCTGTTCTGGAAGCCTGCTGTCGCAGGTATTCCATGTTTCGCTGTGCCGAATCCTGTTGTGGGGCCTGCTGCGGGACCGCTTGAGGGGCAACCGGAGCCGCTTGTGGCGGAACCGGCTGGGCTTGCGGCTGAACGGCGTGCTGGAGGTTGGACAGTGCCAACTCCCTTTCGACCATTGCAGTAGCGTAATCCCAGCGGGCCTTGGCACCCTTGATGCCTAAGCCCCTTGCGTCCTCAATAAATTTTTGGACAAGAAGTCCCTCTCGGGATACATTCCCTGTTTGATCGTACAGCCAATCCCTGTTTTCGGCCTCAATCTGCTGTACCAGCGATTCTTCCTTGAATCCGGAAAGCTGGCTTTCAGCGATTTCTCCCGCCCGGGTTGCCACGATTTTCTCGATCATGGGCCCGAGAGCGGCCTGCGGGTCGGACAAAAACTTCTGGGCGAAGTCCGCCTTGTAGGCTTGGTAGGCCGAAAGCTGGTGCTGGGCGTCTAGCGGGGCCCCTTCCGCGATAACCTCGCGGCCGTTGGCGTCACGGACGAGGTACTGCTTGTAGGCGTCCTGCACCTTCGGCGGGTTCCACCACGACTCGGCCTGCGGGGCAGGGGCAGCTTGCTGTGGCGCAGCCTGCGGTTGGTTCCGGGTCTGGAGCCACTGCTGGTACGTCTCCCTGTTGGACAGGTATTCCGACGCTGCCGGCACGATGGACTGGTACTGCTGGAGGGCCCGGATGGCCTGCTGCTCCCGCTGCATGGAGTTCTGCAAGCGGGCGGCGATCTCTTGATCCGGGAGGCTCTGGAACTGCGGCATCTGCCGGAAGGAAGACCAGACATCCGGAGCGGCAGGAGCAGATTGCGGGGCTTCGGGTGCCGGCTCCGATGCTACCGGGGACTCTTCTGGAGTCGAGGGCAGGGAATCGACATCTTCCGATACATCCGAATCTGGGTCCATGTGCATCTCCTCCGTGTTTCGCCACAGTATGCCGGACCCTGCCTGAACAGATCAAGCCGGTTTTAGGTCTTCTTCGTGGGCCGGAGCAGACGATTGTTCATGGCCATGCTAGTTCCTCCTCATTTTTGGTTCGGTCTGAAGCTGCCCCAACGGGAAGTTCTTCTTCTGGAAATCCAGCAAAAAGTTAATGTTTTCGCGTTGTTTTGCTTTGAAATCGTCAAATCCAGCGCGGTACTGGCTATTGCCAGCCTTGCCCGGTGCCACCCCTACGTTGCTCTGCTGGATAGGGGAGAAGTAATTCGCCATGTTCCCGTCGTTATTGGCCGAGTGCAACAGCATGGAGTACGGCTGTTCCGTGGTGGCTTGATCCATGACGGCGTCGGCGGCGTACATTCCGGCCAATCCCTTGATGCCGTGCTTGGCGTAGACCCCCGGGGCGGCGGCTCCGAGGGACGCGGCGGTCATCAAATCCACGCTGTATTTCGGTGCGTTTGCTATTGAGTTCCACGCCTGCGAAGGATGCGAGTATTCCTTCACATCGAGGAACGTGCCGGGCATCCACTTGTTGTACGTCTCTTGGTACAGCGGGTATTCGTCTATCATCCGCTGCTCGGTCTGGCTGGTCAGCTTGCGGAAAGCCTCGCGGGCACGCTCAGTTTCCTCTGGCGTAGACCCTTCGGGGACAATGGGAACCTCGCGGTTGATCTGGTTCCCCAAGTGAATCAGCCGCTGGCCCTCTTCTCCACCCCACATATTGATGTCGGAGAGCGTCAAATCCTTGTTTTTGTCGATGCTGGTGAGCGCGTTGGCCCAGTCATCCTCGCTCTGGCGGGCCATCCCAACATCGGACATGTAGGAATACGGCCAGTAGTATCCGCCTTCGGCCGAACTCTTGTATTGCCCCTCGTTGGCCTTGGCCTTGTCGCCTAGCTGGGTCCAGTATTCAGCCTCTGCACGCCTAGCCCCCACGGGATCGAAGATCGCATGGCCGTTACGAAGCCCGATCAAGTGCCGAATCCCTGCGCCGGCATCTACGGTTGGGTCTTTTGTCCCCCAGTTCATCGGGTTTCCGACAGCGTAGGGCAGGGCAACGAGCGAGTTGATCTGCCCCGAGGTGTTGAACATCGGAAGCTGAAGCTCTGGAGAATCTTCCATCGCCCCAAGAAGCGTGTACGCCCGCAGTGATTCCAGTTGGGTGTCCAGTCCGGGGCTGGTAATGAACCGCCCGTCCTGAAAATTGTCCCTGCGGCGGTCGGCTCGCTGCCCCAGAGTCTGCCCGGCGAACGCTTTGGTGGGTGCGTCTCCCACGGGGGACTCGCCCTTGAGCCGCATGAGAGCGTTTCGGGATAGCTCTACCACCTTCTCATTGCCGGCCCTCTGGCCAGTCATGTGGTTGAAGACGTTTTCCAGAATCCGCTCGACCTGCTCCGGGGGCATCTTGACCATGACCCGCTGGGCTTGGGCGGCAAGTTCCTCCCGCAGGTACTGGGCTGGAGTTATCCGGGGCGAATCTGGGTTACCCGAGTTGATGGATGGCTGGTCATAGAAGGCTTGGCGGGCCATCTGGAGGTAGTTGCTCGACTCTGGCCCGATGGGGCCGAAGTCCTCGGCCAGCATTCGGGGCTTCATGGCGACGGGAGCCCCGCCCGGACCGGCCGGCGCTGCACCCCATGCCGATACGCCCGGTTCCATTGGTGGCTTGTACCCCAGCTTCGGAGCCAAATCTGCCATCAGTAACTCTCCATGAGCCCGGCTAGCGGGCCGGCGGGCTGCTGCTGTTTCTCTTCGCCCTGACCTGCGGACATTAGCAGTGGGAGGAGAACGCTGTAGTACCAGTCTGGCTTGGTTGGCGGGGTGAATTTGGACGCCACGAACCCCTGACGGATGTGCTTATCGCCCGGGAATTTGAGGATTCGCGGGGCATCCCGTGCAACCCTCGCGTCTTCGTAGCCCTGCGGCACTCCGTAGTCTGCTGCTCCTGCCCACGGCCGAACGTCCCCGTCGATGACAACGGGGTTGTACTCGTCACCCTTCAGGAACGCCATGTTCCCCATGTGATCGTCAGACCAAATCCAGCCCTGTTTGGCCAACGCACTGGATAGCGTCTTGTGGTGCAGCCTGTTTTCCTGCGGTGAGCCATGGATCGGGTGCATCAGTTCCGTTCTTGGCTGCACGTATACGCTTACGCCCCTGTGGGCAGGGGGACCATCTTCGGTTGGGATTGGGCCGAAGTCGAACGCCTCGGTCAACGGGTTTACGCCCCACACCCCGTGAGGCAGGGCCCCGGCTTCCCAGTCGGCGTTGCCGAACTCCCCGAACTTCAGGACGTTGTCGCCGGCACTGAACGTGGACTTGAATGACCCCTGACGAGGCAGGCCATGCTCACCGACCGGGTCGAGTTCTGTGATTCCCTTGGATTCCAGAACCTTCTGGAGGTTGTAGAGAAACTCCCTATCGTCAGCGATGCCGCGTAGATAGTGATTGGGATGCCCGAAGTCGCTGTCGGGGCCTAGGTTCACGGCTTCGTTGATGCCCTTGGCCAGCCATTCGGTGCTAGCAAATGGCGCGGGCGGCAAAGCAGGCCGGGGGGCCGGCGGAAGCGGCGGCACTTTATCGAGGTACTGGACGGTATTAGTGTCCATCCGCACCGGCTGGCCGACCGGTGGCTTCTTGAAAACGCGGGGATTTCTACCGGCCATTGCTCACCCTCCACTGTTCCTGCCAGTGAAGCATCGCCATGCGATTCTCCCGCTTGTCCCGCCACCATTCGATGAGAATGATGATGAGTTCATACAGGAGGGCGGACAGGATGGTGGCCCAGATGAAGCCAAACTCCCTGTCCCCGTAGGCCAGATGGAGGTGCCGCTTGCTGGACTTCATCAAGTTCCGGACGCAGGTGGCCTCGGCCTTGGGATCGCCAGTAGCCAGAGCAAACTGTTCGTCGGGCCATTCCTGTATTACTACAGAAATGCAGTCCCGAACCCGCTCTCTGCCAGCGAGGTGCTTGCGCAGGGGTAGCCGCTCAAACACTTCATCTTGAAACGCCGTGTACGCTGGATCGACCATGCAGGGGGAATCTCCTTGGACTCTCCCCATTTATGGTCAATCAAGCCTACCAAGGCTCGTTTCTTGATCGTGCCGGCTGACGCTGTTGCGTTTGCTGCGGTTGGGAATGGCGAACGGGCTGGTCATCGTCGCCGTCTTCGCGGTCCTGCTTGGAACGCACCATCAGCCCGATGTCGTTGGCGACCATCCGCAGGGCGGAACCATCGGTCCCGTCCTTGCGAGAGAAGGTTTCCATGGACAACTGGCCGATAACGATCACCTTCATTCCCTTGCGGAAATTGCCGGCGGCGTCTTCAGCGAGACGGTCGAAGCAAACAACGTCCAGCCACGTAGTCTCAGGGTCTTTCCCGTCGCGCTTGGTAGTCGAGGCAACCGAGAAGGTCGCCATCTTCTTGCCCGTGCGGGTGTCCTTGAGTTCTGGATCGCGGCCCAGATTGCCGGTGACGGTTGCTTGGATCATGAGTTACTTCTTCTTGCCGCCGGCCTTGGGCATCGACTTGACGGCCATGCTGGTCTTCTTCTGCGGGGTCTTGCTGGAGCAAGAACTGGACTTCGCCATGGGAGAGTCTCCTTGGAGAAAGGGGGAAAGCGATCACGATACCGTCCGGCCGGGCGACTTGCCAAGTCGGATTATTTGTCTGGGTGCCCGTGCTGGCTGGACACATAAATGCGGGTGTCATCGTCCTCTGTTTGCTCCTCGGTGACGATGGTCATCGTGTCGAGGTCGATGGAGAACGGGGAGAGGGATGCGGCGTCCTTGACCATTTCCCGGAGCCGCACGATCTCCTTGGCGGCTTCTTCGCAGAGGGTATCCACGCGGTAGAACGAGTAAGCCCGGTCCCGCAGCCTGTCAACGATGTCGGTCATTTCAGGCTCTCCAGTGCCGTTATGAGGTCTGCGAGCGTATCGTCGGCCCACTTGGTTGTGACCCCGGGGATATTGCTGAACATCACGCAGAGGCGGCGTGCTTTCCGGTCGCGCCATACGTGCATGTACGGAGTCCCGTCCGGGCGGTTGATCGGGATGGCGTCTTCCGGGGGCGGGTTTTTCCGGGCTAGCTCTTTGCGGTTGTCCGCCCAGACAGCCTTGCGGATGTCAGTCCACCACTTGTCAGCAGCGATCATTTTTCGATCTCCGAAGCAAGTCCCTGAGAATGAATGCTGCTTGCTGGTGGTTTTCGTGGTGGCGAGCAATAAGCACCAGCATTTCTTTCAGACACCACCGCTCCTCGTCGTTGAGCGTGGGCGAGCGGTAGAGCGGCGCCACAAACCAGCCGTATTTTTTGGCTTTGTCTTCTGCTACGGCTCGGCTATCGGTTATAAGCTGCGACTCGCTGCCGTCTGCGGCAAACGCAACCCACGCCACCGGGTCTTGCTTTTGCGCCGCGGCTGTTTCAGGCATTACCGCAGGGTCGATCAATACCCGGTTCTTTTCGCCGCCGTCTCGGTGATGCACGCCGAGAATGACAGCTTCTGGATTAAATTCTTTAATCAGCGCGATAGCCCGCTCTGCCGTCGGGGCTACGCATTTGGCACCGGCATGCGTGTAATACGTTGTAGTCTGCGGATTACCCTGCGTGTCTGCATAAGAATGCTGGTACGGATACTTGTACCGCACGTCCCACATCTGGGCGCCGTCGTTTGCGGCGATGATATTTTTAGCGTTCATTTCGTCCTTTCTAGCAGCGAATAGAGTGTGTCGATGTCATCTTGTCGCGTCTTGCGGGGTCGTTGCGGGTACATTTTCAGTCGTTGCAGAATCGCAATAACGCCCTCAATAGTTTCCCGCTCCTCTTCGGTAAGCGTAGGTCGGGCTGGTGCCTCGTTTTCCATGAGCGCTTCGCCCAGACGCACGAACCAGTCTGGTAATTTCATTTCAACCTCTCCAGCAGCGAGCGGAGCGTTGCGGCGTACTGAAATACCTGCGGCGCAGTAATTGGCGACGGGTCGCCAACCATCCTCACGGCCAACTCTACAGCCTCGCGCTCCTCGTCGGTGAGCGTGGGCTGCGGGTGGCGGTAGAGCGGCGTGACAGTGGCCCCAGCGTCTCGCCATGAATTGGCCTTTCGCTCGTCATCGGTGAAGTATCCGCCACCGCCGCCATACCCAACAGTCCACACCACAGGCTCCTGATGTGCCATTTCTCGCCTCTCTAGTGAACCGTTTCGCAGACGCTCAATCTCGTCGGCGGCCTCTTCGTACAGCCTGCCGCTGTGTGCGAGGTGCAGGCCACGCCAGTTGCGAAGCCGTGAGACGATGTCGCCTTCGTAGGCTTCTTTGGTGATGGTGTTCATTTCGTCCGCTCCAGTAGACGGCGGAGCGTGTCGGCACGTTTGGCGTGCCTTTCTGCCCACTCTCGCGGCTTGCCGCCACATGGCGGCGCATAGCCTCTGTCGGCGGCATCTGCGGCGTGTCGCTGCTCATTGGCGGAAGCCGTCGAAGACCACTCAATCGCCTCCCGCTCCTCGTCGGTGAGCGTCAAGTTTTTCTGCAAGGAATCTTGACATACTGCACCGTCTCGCGGCTCGTTACCGCACCGTTCCGTATCGGAATCTCCACGCTTCTCGTCGGCTTTGCCATACGATTCGGCGGCGTATTCCTGTGCCTGCTTTGTACGCTTGGTCATGTTACAGACCCTCGGTCGTTAGGATTTGTGGCCGAGGTTTCGTCACCCCCGTCTCTCCACCATTCGATTTCGGGAAAGTGGAAAGTCCTTGCCCCGGCCATGGTTACGTAGGCATTTCCCCGGGTTGCTTGGCCCCCGTTGATAGTTCGCTGGGTCACGGTCTGGTCGCACCTGAAGGGCACGGTGAACAGCCCCTGACTGTCGGCTAGCTGGATGGTTAGCAGGGCATCGTCCGGGATAAGGTAGAGGAACCCAACCAGCGGGGCTCTAAACAGCCGGGCACACTGGCTTGCCTGCACCAGCTTGTCCATCGTGACGAGCCATTCGTAGGAAAACTTGGCCAGCGTCACCATCGACATGTCCCGGGACTTCTGCTCCACGATTGCCCGGACTGTGCCGGCGGGGTCGATCAACACCGCGTCGAAGGGACAGTCGGAATCCTCTGGGGTGGTGGCAAACGACCAGCCGGGGTTGCTCGCCATCCAGATGGCATAGCACCGGTGGGCGTACTCCAGAGAACGCTGCCCCTTCGGGGTGTTGATGTCTAGCGGCACCGCAGGGCCCGGAACGGAGCCTTGACGATCTTCTTGGCGGCATGGCCAGCCCGAGCAACGCCCGAGCGAACGGGGTGGTGGCAGTGGCCGGCGAACGAGACGGAACTGCACGACAGGATGACGATGGAGAGGATGAACATACGCATGGGGAACTCCTTGGGAGGGGGGCTACACGGCGGGCGTTATATCGTCCAGCCTTGCGTATGGGAAGGGGGATGGCCCATATTAAACCCTCTCCCCCACTAGAGGGGACCGTGAGGTATTTGGGAAAAAATCCAGAGGGTGTACGTGGGCCTTCGCGGCCCGCCATTGGGGGTGGGCGGGGTGCCGGTTGTGCCGGATGTACTGGCTGGGAACCGCGTTAGAATGTGGCCCATCGTACCATGGGCCACGTACCCCGGCCGTCCAGTGTGAACGGCGTGCGGTGCGGGTAAAAAGAAACCGGCCCCGTAGCGTCATGCTACGGGGCCGGTCGATCATGCTACCGGCGTCCGTGCCGGTCCGGTGCGGTCCGGATCATTCATCGTCCGAACCCGGCACGTAGGC